CTTTACCACTACCCTGCAAACGAAATCGCAGAGATGGAAATCGTTGACCCTATCACTGGCATCAAGATTTACGGTCTGCACGGCATGAATGGAACGAACAAAATAGTTGCTGGTCTGTGGTCTAACTTCTTCTTGGGTACTGACCTTTTCGATGAGCAAAGTGAGTATTCCTTCATTTTCAATCCATTTGAGCGGAGAGTTCAATTCCACGCGGCCTTTAAATACGGGGTACAGCTGGCGTACTGCGACCAAATTGTGTATTTCAAACTCGCTTAAAATCAATAAGTTAGAGAAAGTTTAACCCGGGGGGTGGGGATACAACCTCACCCCCTTTTTTAATAACAAAAAAAATATGGCTTGTGTATTAACAACTGGATTTACCCTTGACTGCAAAACCGCAGCCGCAGGTATCAAAAACATTTGGCTCGTTGAGTTCGACGCTAAATCTACATTAACCAAATCATCAGGCGAAGTTTCTGCCCACACCCTGACAGGTGGCAAAAGCTACTTCAAATATGAATTGGAAAAGGAAACTGGCTCCATGACTTGGCGCACCATTCCTTCAACTGAAAACGGAACTGTGTTTTACGAAGCTGACCTTGTTGCACGTCTGCACAAAGTTACCACCGCACAGCGCAACGAGATTAAACTCCTTGCTCAAAACAGAATGTTAGCCATTGCCCTTGATGCAAGTGGTGACTACTGGCTGCTGGGTGCTGACTATGGTGTTCAGTTGCAGCAGAGTGAAACCAACTTCGGACAGGCGTTCGGTGACTTCAAAGGTCATGTATTAAATTTCTTGCACAAAGAAACTGATTTGCCTTTGAAAGTTCAAGCGGCTGTTGTAACTTCGCTGGGTCTTTGATTTTTTCATAGTGTTTTCATGCAAAGAAGGTCGGGTTTTCCCGGCCTTTTTTGTTTAACATGAAACCGACCTACTTATATAGGTAGGATGCTGTACATAACCAAAGCAGGAACACCCGAATTGATAATCACAGGCAGAGAAAAGGTGACCGTTTCTCCCGTGTATTATCTGTTGGTGTTTGAGTCCGAAATGTCGCAGGAACAAAAGGCATTTATTGTAACCGATACCAGCACAGCACCCAACAGATACCAGTTATTTTCATTTGTAGAGGGCAGCAGCACCGCAAAAACATTGGCCGTAGGTACACATTACTGGGCATTATACGCACAAACATCCCCCACCAATACCAATCCATTACTTGCATCGCAGGAAATTGACAGGGGATTGGCTTATGTTACCGCATCACACACCGCATTTAACGACCACGAAGTGAACACCACCATTAAACAACACCACATCGGATGAGTTTCGACCTATTACGCATAAATTTCACGGAGTCAAAGTTGCCTAAATTCAAGGAAAACAAGAATAAAGGCATCGTGACCTATGGGGAAAAGAACGATTTTCCCGATACCTTACTTGAATTTTACAACCGCAGCCCAAAACATGGGGCTATTGTACGGCAGAAAGCCCGTTTTGTTGCAGGTGAAGAAACCCTTGTGGATGGCAACCCCAGCGCAGTTAAGGTAATTGATTACGTGAACCCTTATGAGGGTATTCAGGAGTTCAAAAATAAGTTAGCGTTGGACTATGAATTGTTCAATGGGTTTGCCTACGAGGTACACTACAACAAAGTGGGACAAATTTCTGCACTTTACCACGTAGATTTCAGCAATGTCAGGACGCTTGACCACGAAATCTATATGTATGCCGAAGATTGGAAAAAGGCAAAGCATGAGGATATGAAGCACTATGCGCCTTTCAATCCAAACAAGGCGCAGCCGATGGAAGTGCAGTTGTTCTACTTCCGTGAATATGCACCTTCTTTGGGTGTTTACCCATTGCCACCTTATCAGCATTGCTTACAGTACATTGAAATAGATGTTGAGATTGCAAACTTCCACAACAACAACATCCGCAACGGGTTTGCCAACGGAACGCTGGTGCAGTTGTTCAAAGGTCAACCGACAGAGGAGATTGCCTATAATTTTGAGAGGAAGTTCAAACAGAAAACCACAGGCACCGACAATGCAGGTGGTGTGCTTATTCAGTTCAATGAGATGAACGAAAAGTCGGCAGAAATTGCACACCTGCAACCTTCCGACATGGACAAACAATTCCTGCAACTTAACGAAACGGTACAGGATGAAATCTTCATCGGTCATAACTTCCCGAAAATTCTGCTCGGCTACGCAACCGAAGGCGCACTCGGTCAGCGCAACGAAATGATTGAGGCATATGAGTTATTCCATAAATCATATGTTAACCGCAGACAGGAAAAGATTGACACTTGCCTTGAAAATACTTTGGATTACGTTTATCCCGGTATTGAATTAACCACCAAAGACAGCGACTTCTTGGGTGTTGATTACGTGGCATTGTATCAATTTGGTATTGTAAGCCGTGAGGAAGCACGTGCAGCACTCGGACTTCAAAACACCACCATTCAGGCGCAGAAATTTGACGGTCACACTTGCGAATTTCACAAATGGAGTGACAATGATTTAGAAACTTTTGCCAAGTTCGGTGCTGATGAAAGCGAATTTGAGGAAGTGAAATTGACTTTTGAACTGACCACCAAAGAAAAGCGTGTGTTGGCCGTTGTAAATTCCGATGAAAAAGCCACGTTGAAGGACATATCCACAGCAACCAAAATAGGCGAAGAAGAAGTCATCAAGATTTTGAAGCAGTTGCAGGATAGCGGTAAGATTAATTGGACAAACAATGCTATCAAAATTACCGATATCGGTAGGGGTGACATTGCCGATACCGAACTGCCCAAGTTGGAACTGCGATACAAGTACGATTTAGACCCCGATGCACTACCGTTGCAACCCGGTGGGAAAAGCCGTGAATTTTGTATCAAAATGATGGACATGGGTAAGTTATACACCCGTGAAGAAATCGACCAGATGAGTGCAATTTTGGGTTATAGCGTATGGCTTCGCAGGGGTGGGTGGTATACCGTGCCTGAAAGCGAACCAACTTTGCATATTCCGCATTGTCGGCATGAATGGAAACAAAGAATAGTAAGGAGAAAATCAAATGGCTAATTTCGCATATTTCGTAAGTGAGCAGGATGTCAAGAAGAACACCCCTATCGATGAAAATGTCGATAGCAAGTTGTTGCAGACTGCCATGCGTACCGCACAGGATGTGTATATTCGTGATATTTTGGGTTCTACCCTGTATGACAAGATTTGTGATGACATCAACGGTGCTGGGCTTGGTGGTAACTACCTGACATTGGTCAATAAATATGTTGCACCTTGCCTATATCATTACGTGATTTTGGACTCAATGCTGCCATTGACCTACAAAATGATGAATAAGTCAGCGGCAAGTCGTGGAGCAGAAAACGCAAATGCTGTGGATGTTGACCAACTTCGCATGATTGAACAGCGTTACCAAAACAAGGCAGAATACTACGCTGAAAGATTGCGTTTGTATCTTGCCGAAAACGATACACTTTTCCCCGAATATCAAAACCCTGCAAGTGGTCTTGACGTGATTAACCCACAGAACCAATATTTATTTGGTGGGTTTTACTTGGGTGAAGATGATGATTACAAATTTTTACGTGGTTTCTTTTCATGAATAAAGTCAGGACAAAAAACGAAAACAAACTGAAAATCTATCTCAATGGTAACAATCAACCAACTACTGGAAGCTCTGGAAACTGCGGGAAACAACCACAAGCAGATAAAGGCAACCATCGTAAATATTGAGCCAAACATCAATACAAGCGGTGAGCAGCTTTATCCGTTAATGCGGATTTTCCCTGATGGTTCACAGGTGACCGTTGACAAGGTTATTTATCGCTTTGCGGTTGCCATTGCTGACAGGCACAGAGAAGATTTCACCGATGCGGTAGAACGTATCAGCGATATGCACACGGTTATGTTGGATATTTATTCGATGCTGCGCTATGTTTACCGAAACAACATAGCCGGAACATGGGTAATCAATGACAGCATCACCCCATTTTATGATGCACAAACGGACATCGTTAGCGGAGTTGCAGCCGTTATCGAATATCATTGTCCAAACCTACGTGACTACTGCGACACACCAAACAACAATTTAACATTCCCAATAATAGAATAAAATGAGTACAGCAACAGAATTTATGAGTGGTTTCACGGGCTGCAAAGTCCTTTCAGGAACAGGTGCAAACACCGGCCGTTGGCAGGGTTTTGTCGTTAACGCAGATGCGGTTGTTTCCGCAGCCCTTGACAAAAATGCGGCAAGTGTAATGACAACCCTCGGACTGACAGGCATCACCCTGAAACAAGGCACTTTCATTTCGCTTCCCGAAGGTGACTATTTCAGCAGCATAACCCTGACAAGCGGCAGCATCGTAGCTTACAACGTATGATAAGAATAGGTGTTCGGTCATTTGTAGCAGGTGGTGAGCCATATATTGGTGTACTTGATACCTATACAGGTGCTGCTGCTGCTTATTCTTTGAGATTATTACGCACAGCATATACGGGTAGTGCTATCCGTGTGCGTAGGTCATCGGACAACACAGAGCAGGACATTGGATTTAATTCAAGTGGTGGTTTAGATACAACAGCATTAACAACTTTTTGCGGTGCTGGAAATGGTTTTGTCACCACTTGGTATGACCAAAGCGGCAATGGAAGAAATGCCACTCAAAGCACAGCAAACAATCAACCGCGCATTGTCAATGCAGGAACAATTGAAAAAGAAAATAATGTACCCATTGTTGTATTTGATGGAAGTAATGATTTTTTAAACGCAAGTGGCTCATATTCGTTAGCAACAGGTTCTGTTTTTGGAACGATAAAAAGTATCGTAGATACAAATGCAAAAACAATTTTTAGTAGAAGTTCAACAACTGTATCGAGCAACAATCGAGAGTTTTTTAATTACATTGCAAATAGTCGTTATGATTTACAGGTAGGAAGTGGGGCATCCTTTCCAACTGCTTTTAAAACATATACAACAACAAATTATTCATTATTCACAGGCATAATACAAGGCGCAACATCAACTATGAGTAATTATATCAATAGTTCAATAGGTACAACAGCAACATCATTATCTACCACTTTGACCGGTACAATAGTAACAAGTATAGGTGTTGTATATCAATTAACATCACCTTCTTTTTATATGAATGGTAAAATTGGTGAAATAATTGTTTATCCTTCAAATCAATCTTCAAATCGTACAGGAATTGAAAGCAATATAAACACTTATTATGGCATTTATTAACGGATATAAATTTACAACAGAACAGGAAGCAATCAATGCACGTGAAGCGTGTGATGCTTATTATGGCATTCCTGTTGCGCCTGATGATGTTACACAAAATTGGGTTGATTACCGATTTGCAGGATTAAATACACCCCCTTTTTGGTACATTATTTTTGATGAATCATTGTTGCCCGTGTTAGGTCAGCCGACAGAATTTGAAGTTATTGAACCATCTTATGAAATATAATTTGTCCGAAAGCATCGTTGGTTCGTGGCTGTTATGGTTGGCCGGGGCTGCTGCAAAGTTGCTTCCCATTGTGCAGTTCCTATCTTTCACCGCTGCCCTTGTTTTATCCTGCATAGGCATTTACAAGTTCTTCAATGGCAAAAAAAAGTGAGATAGTAAAGTGGCAGCCAAAGCCAAAGCGAAGATTGGGCAGACATACCAAATCAGCCAACAAACACAAATCAGCAAAACCATACAGAGGACAAGGAAGATGAAATTTAAAAACTATTTCCAACCCACCCCCAAGCGTTTCAGGGTTTTGGGTGACAGCATTGCCGCTGCATCATTATTCATTGCCGGACTGAATTTGGACAATCCCAAATTGATGCTGATTTCAGGTGTGTGCGGTGCTATCGGTAAGTTCGTGACTAATTTCTTTGCAGAGGATGAAGCGAAATGATTGGTTTTTTGTGCTTTTTGGCATACTTGTCAGTGTGCTTGTATTTAGGTCATGCCCGGTATCAGAAAAACCACAGGCAGACACAAGACTGGTAGATAGTTTACAAGCCGAAATTGACAGCATAAAAAACGAGTATGCTGCGCTGCTTATTAACCGACCTGAAAAGGTAAAAACACTCCGTCAAATTAGGACAAAATATGTCCACGATACGCTGACCATTACCGAACTGCAAAAAGACACGGTCAAACTCATTTCAATAATTGATGAAAACCGCCTATGCTGGGAGATTATCGAAGAAGATAGCATCATAATTTATAGTCAATCACAGGTCATTAAATTACAGGATAGTGCGATTACGCATTTAGAAGCCATTACAAGCACTCAAAGGCAACAAATGGAACAATGTATCACAGACAACAATAAAATGCGTAGGAAACGAAATATGTGGCGAAATTTGGCAATCCTTTCATCATTATTATTCATAGCAAAATGAAAACACTGCAAGAACTATTGAACAAAAACGGGGCAAACCTGAAAGCGGATGGGATTATCGGCCCGAAATCTACCGAAGCACTGGCCAACTACATAGGCAATGAACTGAAAAAACGCAAATGGTTGCCACAATATCACGGCATTGTATGGCTGCGAACAGATGATAAGCTCACAAATAAGTTCGATGATTTCTGTGTGGTGTACAAATATGGCCAAATTGTCTACGTTTGTCCTGCTTCGACCACCGCAGGTGACTTTTATATTTATAATCCATTCACTGTTGGCGGTATAACAGGCACCGCAGTACCCATTGAACAGCAAGTTGTCGGGTCTCACCGCTTTGTAACGGGTGCGAATTGGTCAAATTTATGGGGCAAAGCACCTTATTTTCAGCAGGTTTTGCCAATTACCATTTACCGGGATGGCAATAAAGACAGGCAGATTGACCAAAAAATTACACAGTTTGGGTTGTTTGGGATAAATTTCCACCGTGCCGG